CGACACCCTCGACGTGTTGGACGCGGTGGTGCGACGCAACGGCACCGATCTCATGATGCGCCGCATCGGGTACGGAGAATACCTCGACATTCCCCGCAAGGAACAGACGGGGCGTCCCACCCACTTCTTCGTCAATCGTCAGCGGGACAACCCCTCGATCTACCTGTGGCCTTCCCCGGAAAATTCCACCGACATCCTCATCTTTTGGAAGATGCGGTTTGTGCAGGATGCCGGGAAGCTGTCCAACGATCCCGACATGCCGCGCCGCTTTTGGCCCGCGTTGGTGGCGGGGTTGGCTTACTACCTAGCGTTCAATCGGGGTCTCCAATTCCCGATGGATCGCCTCGCAATGCTGAAGTCCGAATACGAGGACCAGCTTTCCCACGCCACGGACGAAGATCGGGAGAGGGCCACCCTTCGTATCGTCCCCCGGTATCGGTGACGCATGGGGCAGTATGCGTCAGGCAGACACAGTTGGAGTCTTTGCGACAGGTGCGGCTTTCGCTTCCGCTATCTGCAGATCCGTAACGAGCCGGGGACTGCCTGGCGCGTCTGCAGCACCTGCAACGATGGAGCATTCAACCTAGTCTCCCATCCCCAGAACAAGCCGCCGCCCGTCTTCCCGGATCCGCAGTCCCTACGCTACCCGCGCCCAGATGTCAACCTGGTTGTGGGTAGTGAACCGAATGACGAGCAGCAGCTTCCCATGGACGAAGGCGGACCGGGAGGCCCCTGATGGCACTTGTCAACGGAGATCGCGTCCGCGAATACACTGCTGCCACCGGAGACGGTCTCATCGACTTGCAGGGTGCCGTCCGCACCTATCGCCGGTTTGTGGATGGGGTTGGCGTCGGCAACCAGACCTACTACGCCATCGTCCACTCCCGCCTCGATGAGTTCGAAGTTGGCCTCGGCACCATCCTTCTGGTGGGTGCCCTCTACTATCTGCGGCGCGACACCATCTACGTCTCCAGCAACGCCAACCAGAAGGTCTTCTTCTCCAAGGGGCAGAAGCAGGTTGCCACGATCTATCCTGGCACCCAGATCGATCAGATTGCGGCCAACGTCTCCCTCTCCCAGCAATACGCGGTCCAAGCCTCCCTGGCTGCCGTGGATTCCTCCGTGGCCGCTGTAGCCGCCAGCACCTACCGCAACCAAGCTTTCGACTACGCATCGGCAGCGGGGATCTACGCGGCCAACGCCTCGGTTTCGTATGTCGATGCCGCGTCGGCTGCAGCAGCCGCAGCTTCCATTGTGGCTGGCATTTCGTCGGTAGCCGTAGACGCATCCAACGCGGTGGTCGCAGCATCCCTGGCCCAAGTCTACAAAACTTCGGCATCGGCCTACGCCACCCAGGCCGCCGACGCAGCGTCCGCAGCCCAAGTTTACCTGGTCTCCACCTCCGCCAACGCTACACAGGCAGCGGCAGCAGCATCCAATGCCGCCATCTACAAGGCGTCGGCTGAAGCTTCCTACCTCAATGCCGCGAGTGCCGCCAACGCTGCCAGCATCTCGATGGTGGCCGCATCTTCCTACGCCACTAACGCCCTCTCCTACGCCAACGACGCTCAACTGTATCGGACTTCGGCGGAAGCCGCAGCCTCGGTGGCCAGCGTCCAGGCGGCAGCCGCCTCGGTCTCTCGCGTCTCAGCCAACAACGCCGCATCCATCGCGGTAGTGTACGCCGAACAGGCGTCGGCATCCAGGACTCAGGCCCAAACTGCCGCAGCTTCTGCCGACAATGCAGCGTCCATCGCTGGCGTCTACGCCAACAACGCCTCCATCACTTACGTCAACGTGGTTTCCGTAGCCAACTACGTTTCCGCGCTGGCTGCGGGCGTCTCGTCGGTTGCGGACCAAGTCTCTGCCGCACTGGCGGCTGCGTCTTCCGCCCTCATCTACAAGACTTCGGCATCTGCCTACGCAACCGAAGCCGCAACCAACGCCTCTCTGGCATTCATCTACAAGGCGTCGGCCTCTGCCTACGCAACTGAAGCCGGTACCTACGCAAGCCAGGCTTCAACTTCGAGGGTCTCCGCCAACAACGCAGCTTCGATTGCGGGTGTCTACGCACTCTCCGCCAACAATGCGGCCTCCATCGCGGGAGTATTCGCTGCGTCTGCTTCCGCCTACGCTTCGGCGGCAGCCCGCGATGCCTCCCTCGCCTTCATCTACCGGACATCAGCTTCGGCTTTTGCGACCTCAGCCGCAGCCGAGGCTTCCCTTGCCGCGATCTACGCAGCTTCCGCAAACAATGCCGCGTCTCTTGCCGCCCTCTACGCCACCTCAGCCTCGGTGGCCAACGTGTCAGCACAAGCCGCGTTGTCGGCTCTCAACGCACGTATCACCTACGGTACCGCCGCCCCCACGGGAGGATCCAACGGTGACATCTACTTTCAGTACACCTAATTGATTTATCGCCAACCATCTGTTAGGATACGGGCATGGCAGACAACGTAGGTATTACCCCAGGCACTGGTGCGACAGCGGCAGCCGACGACATCGGTGGTGTGTTGTATCAGCGTGTGAAAGTTACGACGGGTGCAGACGGCGTGGCAGATGGGGATGTCTCATCTACTAATCCTATGCCTATCGCAGCATATGGGGAATTAATCGAGGCCATCGAGGCGATGCGGATGGCTGTGCATTCCCTGACGCGCAGTATCGGTTTCGCCCAGCCAAACCCGTCCGGTCAGCCAATTTTCGAGGCAAGGCAGCCTACTGCCGCAAACTTCTTGGCCACGGTGTCGCAGGGGACGGCAGCCAACCTACAGGCTTCTGTCAACATCAACGCCAACCAGACTCTAACAAACATCACTCAGCTTGGTGGGTATTCCGCCGCGCACCAAATCCCGGCAACGATGGCGATTGCTTGTGAGCAGTTGCGCCGCAACATAACGGTGACATGAATGACCACGACAAACGGCAACCGACCCATTCTCGACCTCAAGCGGTTTGAGTTTTGCTCGGTTCCCCCTGCGGCGTCTGCGGCGGGTTCGTTCATTGCTTCGTCTCGTCACTACAGGCAGTACCAGCTTTTCGTCACAAGCAACACCACGGCGTACTTGTATCTGCCGAGTGAGGATGGGTGGCTCACATTGGCGAGCCCCGCCTTGGCTGGGACTTTTGGCGTCGGGGCATCCGGCGTTGCGGGGACGTGGTCTACCGGCAGCACGATTGCGGCGGCGTCGCTGACGGCAACCGGCGGGACCACTTCGACGATCATCACCAATCAGACGCTGGCGCGAGACCTCCGAGGGTATTCGGTTCACATCCTCAGTGGACCAAACGCGGGCGTCACTCTTGAGATCCGCCGCAACACTGTCGGGGCAAACGCCACAATTACGGTTGACGCTCAGGCATCAGCGTTCACGGCTTCCACCGTCTACCGGCTCATCACGCCCCGGTGGTACGTTTTGGGGGCCGGTACGCTCGCTTCCGGCAGCTTCAAAGTGTACGACTTTGCGACGAACACTTGGACGACTCTGTCGCAAACCGGGCTTCCCGGCACCATCGGAACCGCTGGCAAGCTTGTCAACACCCCGTCGTGGATCAACACAGGTTACAATCAGTTTGCGACTGGCACTGCCAGCGCCGCGACAGCTACGACCCTATCCGATTCCACGAAGTCGTGGACCGCCAGCCAGTGGGTCAACTTCCAGGTGCGCATTGTCGGCGGCACGGGAGCGGGGCAGATCAGGACCATCACCGCAAGCACCGGCACGCAGTTGACCGTGGCGACTTGGACGGTGACACCTGACGCGACATCCACATACAGCATCGAAGGCAACGACGACTTCCTGTACTACATGGGGAACAACGCGGTTACGCTTTACAGGTACAGCATTTCGGGGAATAGCTGGAGTACCCTGGCCCCCGGAGTCGCGCGAGCGGCTGCCCCTGGAACGGGGATGTCCGGGCATTGGATCTACGGCGTTACCGATTCCGCATGGACATCCGAGTCTGCGGTCATCAATGGCCGACGCATCTACTCGTTCCGGGGCGGCAACGGGGCCTTGCTTGACTATTACGACATCCCGTCAAACGCTTGGACGAACGGAGTCTCGTACGCTCCTGCCGTAGACACATACACAGCAGGCACAAAGTTCGCGTACAACAGCGACTACCTGTATATCTTGCAGGGAACCAACGGAAGGTGGTTTAGGTACAGCTACGCAAACAGCGAGCTTTCACCGTGGTCGTTTATGGCGTACGCCCAAGGCTCGGCTATTGAGGGCGACACTGCGTTTGACGTTGAGTATAAAGACGGCGCAACCGTGATTCCGTTCATTTACGTCGTCCCCAACACCCTAGCCGTCTTGTTGCGGCAGATGGTGTTCTAATGCCGACGTTCGGCCCCCGACCGCTCTTAGATTTACCGTACGACGAGTACGTCGGTCAGACCGGGCTCGTAGGTAGCGGGGTCGGGACGTTTGTATCTCGCGTGTCCAACCAGTTAAATCAGCTTCAACTGCTGACGCGGGCCGGCGGCTGGGTTTGCATGGACTACGAGCAAGGCGGCCTTGTCAGAATCCCTAATCTGCCGGTGACTACATCGTTGGGCTCGTCGATAACGGATTCGTGCGGATCGACAGGATCCACAATAGGTGTTGCAAGTCTCTCGGCCACTGCGGGCACCACAAGTACGATCACAACGAACCAGACAATTCCGCGCAGCCTTGCCGGGTACAAAGTATTCATACTTGAAGGGCCAAACGCGGGTTCGGCGCTGGTCATACGCCGCAACACGACCGGGGCCAACAGCGTTTTGACGGTAGACACCCAGGCCAGCGCGTTTGACGCGACGACGCGGTTCAAGTTGATGACCCCGAGGTTCTACTTCGTCAACACCAACCCAAGCCTTGCCCTTTATTGCTACGACTGGGCCACCAATTCGTGGTTGAGTCTAACAACCTCCGGAGTTACGTCTGCTTGGGGGACAGATAACAACAAAGCAAAGATAATCGCTACCCCATCGTATCTTCGTAATACCCCCAAGGTGTACTCTTCTGGGACGGCTACATCTGGCGGCGCCAGCACTCTTTCGAACTCCGCCAAGGCGTGGGGGACCAACCAGTGGGCCAACTACCAGATTCGGTTGACCGCCGGAACGGGAGCGGGGCAGATCCGGTCGATCTCCAGCAACACAGCCACGCAAATTACGGTAGGCTCCGCGTGGGCAGTACAGCCAGATTCGACGACCCAGTACAGCGTAGAGCCCAACGAGGACTATTTGTACGGACTCGGCGGAAACTCTGGGGACGTGTCGTTATGGAGATATTCGATCTCATCGAACACTTGGACGCTTTTGTCCCCATCAGTTGCGCGCGGGGGATATGTGAGGTTTTCGGACTGGCAGGTTTGGATGTCCGACGTTGTCGCTGCGGAGTGGAACGATGAAACGCAGTTCAAGAACGGTCGGTATATTTACGACGGCCGAACGAACAGCGGCGCGACCGCACTCGACAGGTACGACATCGCCTCCAATGCGTGGGAAAGCGTCAACTTTCCGTTGGGCAACTTCGCCAACGACTCCGGAAACATTAATGGAATCAGCGCCATAGGTTTCGAGAACAGGATATATCTCGCGTTGACGGCGTCCTCACCGTACTTTCAGATGTCTTTGGACGTTGTTCTGAATGAGAACTTTCCGGGTTTTGGCAACCCTCCCGCAGGTCAAACCGGATTCAACGGCGGCAACGACCGTAAGTTCTGGCTTATAGAGCATACAACGACGCGACAAAGGCTTCTGTACGTGTACACGATTAACATCCAGGGCAGCAGTGGCTCCGATGCGGGGTCCGTGGCAAGAAGGATTATAATTCGATGATTAAGGATAATTTGATTTCTTTGCTAGAGCGGCGAATTGAAACATTGCAAACCAATCGAGATATTTTTTTTCGCTCTTGCGACGTGCTTGAAGTGTTAAGAATTGAAAATGAAATTTTCGACACAGAGGCAATTTTAGTCAAACTTAAAAATTAATGGCTCAAATCCAAGGCTTGACTTTTTTATTTGGCGGGTTGCTTGGGGGTGGGGCGCCTCCTGCAGGAACTCAAGCTTGGATAAAAATTGGGGGCACTTGGAGACAAGCCACAGTCTACATCAACGTAGGTGGGGTATGGAAAGTTGCCACGCCCTATGTTAAAGTGGGGACTTGGAGGTAACGATGGCTACCACCTACACGGATCTCTATAACTCGATCATCGACGCCACGGAGAATGCCGACGCGGAGTTTGCCGCGCGGATCCCCACGTTTGTCGATCAGACTCGCATGCGCCTGGCGCGCGACATCGACACCTACGGCATGGTCACCTACACCACCGTCTCCGCCTCCGCTGGCGACCCATACATCAACCTCCCCCAGGATGCCCTCATCCTCAAAGCGGTAACCCACATTTCCGATGGCTCCTACAGCCAACTGATCTTGAGGACCGACGAGTTCCTCCGGGAATACTGGCCCAACCGCACCTCCGTGGGATCCCCCAAATACTACGCCCGCTGGGGTTTCTCCCAGTTGCTGGTGGCCCCCGCGCCCACTTCCGCAGCCCTTGTCGAAATCTCCTACGTGCAGGTCCCCACCTCCATCGGACCCGTGGGCACCTCCACCAACTGGCTTACTGACTATGCGCCCGAAGCTCTCTTCTACGGCTGCATGCACGAAGCCTGTATGTTCATGAAGAATTATGACGCGGCGGCTCTCTGGCAAAACAAGTACCAGGCCGCCGTGGCCAGCCTCCGTAACGAGGCGCGGCGCACCCGTCAAGACGACAACCTCAACAATAACTCGCCCGCTGGCGGCGACAATACCCTGCAAGGCGGTGTCTGATGCCCTCCACGTATTCGTCCTCGCTTCGACTGGAACTTCAGGCATCCGGCGAAAACGCCAACACCTGGGGCACCAAGACCAACAACAACCTCAACCTGATCGAGCAAGCCATCGCTGGCTACTCCAAGATCACCCTGGCCTCCGCCTCCGCCACCTACACCCTTCCCATCGCAGACGCATCCGCTTCCGAAGGCCGCAACGCCTTCATCGAATTTGCGGGTACCGTCGCCTCCGCCATCTCCGTCATCGTCCCCGAAGTCGAGAAGGGCTACTGGGTCCGCAACTCTGCGACGGGATCCACCCTCACCGTCCGCACTTCCGCAGGGACCGGGGTCACCCTTCCCACCAACGAGTGGGTCTTCCTGATCTCCGATGGCGTCTCCGTCTACAGCACCCTGCCCACCTCCCTCACCAACTACGCCCGCCTCAACGCTTCCCAAACCTTCACCGGGGCCAACACCTTCACTTCCGCCGTCACCATCAACGCGGCAACTTCCGTGGCGGGATCCTTCCAGGTCTCCGGCGCGGCCAGCTTCGCATCCGCCGTCACGGTTTCGGGGCCAGCCACCTTCGCCTCCCTCGTAGACATCAAAGGCCCCACCTCTCTCGCCTCCACCCTCTTCGTCGCGGGCACAGGCACCTTTGGGGGCGCAGTCAGCGTTTCCGGAGACCTCTGGGTCAAGAACAATCTTCTCGTCACTTCGATTGTCGATATCGGTGGAAGACTTCAAGTTACCGGAGAGTCCCGACTCAACAACGTCAGTGCTGCCGGTGCCCTCAACGTAACCCAAACTTTCCTGGTTTCCGGGGCGGCCACCCTTTCCTCAGCCGTAGACATCAAAGGCCCGGCATCCCTAGCGTCCACCCTAATTGTCGCGGGTACCGCAACATTCAACAGTACCGTGTCCATCGACAACCTCTATGCCGTCAGCACCACGTTCTCCTCTCTCAACGTAAGCGGCGGCGCAAAGTTTGGCAACACTGTTTCGGTTTCTGGATCTTTCACCGTTTCCGGAACGTCCAGATTAGTTGGTCGCGTTTCTGCTGAAAATGGTTTGTATGCAACATCCGCACTGTTTATACGCTCTCAAACCACTGCGGGCGGGGTAGGAATATATTTTAATTCTCTTGTCTCGGGTCCCTACGGAAACATTGATGTTGACTTTACCGGAATGCATTTTACAAACTTTCGAGGATATACGTTTGAAACTTCCGGACAAGATATTGGTTTTAGAGCGCATACAACTATCACCAGTGAATACACACTAAACGTATATTCTAATAGATCTGTAATAATTAATGCTGGGGGATTTGGGCTTACTACAGGAGCTACAGATGGATTTTTATACATTCCGTCTTGTAGCGGTGTTCCTACGGGAACCCCTGGTACTGCAGGGTATTCTCTTCCGATTGTCATCGATAGAGCAAATCACCGCCTGTATTTTTACAGTGGTGGTTCGTGGCGAAACGCTGGCCCCTAAGTAGGAAACACGCCATGAAAGATGAAGCCGTCAAGCAAGGCATCGACGCAATCTCCGTTGTGACGGTGGTGGGTACCCTCGCGGGGGTCCTCCCAGCCATCGCAGCCGCCTTCACCATAATCTGGACGGGCATCCGGATCTACGAGTCGAAGACCATCCAAAACCTGCTAGGTAAAAATGGCGACTCCTAAACTCATCCCAGTAACCCAGAAGCCCGGCATCGTCCGGGAACTCACTCGTTACGCGGGTGAGGGTGGCTGGTATGACGCCGACAAAGTCCGCTTCCGCTATGGCCAGCCTGAAAAAATTGGCGGCTGGCAAAACGTCAATGGCATCAGCGACCCCAAGTCAATCCCCGGCGTGGGCCGCAGCATCTTCACGTGGACCACCCAATCCGGCTACGTCTATCTGGCCGTAGGCACCAACTCCCATCTGGCAATCTGGTACGGTGGCATCTACCACGACATCACCCCCGTCGCCGCATCCATCTCTGCCACCAACGCAATCAGCACTTCCGCTGGATCCACCACCATCACCATCGCGGTGTCGGCCCACGGCCAGGCCACCGGCAATTACTTCTACGCCACCACCGTCGCCACAACCGTAGGTGGCAACATCTATCCGGTGTCCGCGCCCTTTGGGGGCTACCCCATCACGGTGATCGATGGCAACACCTTTACCATCAACACCGGCACCACAGCCGCCGCCACCTCTGCCGCAGCCGGGGGCCTTCTCCAAGGCTACTTCCTCCTGGCCCCTGGCCCCGCGTCCAACCAGCTTGACACCGGCTGGGGTGCTGGCGTGTGGAGTGGACCCCAAGCCTGGAACGAGGAATTCACCGCGTTGGCCCCACTCCGCTTCTGGAGTCTGGACAACTGGGGAGAAGACCTGGCGGCCTCACCCCGCAACGGCCAGATCTACTACTGGGATAGCAGCATGGGCTTGACGAGTCGAGCCTACCTTGTCTCCGCGACCCCCAGCCAAAATGCCCAGATCCTGGTGTCGCCCGAAGACCGCCACCTGATCTCCTTTGGGTGCCCCGACGCCCTCACCTCCGTGGTCAACCCCCTCTACATCCGCTGGTGCAACCAGGAAGACATCACCGACTGGAACGCATCGGCCACCAACACCGCTGGCGACAAGGTCCTGTCGGGTGCCTCCCGCATCATTGCGGCGCGGCGGACCCGTGGCCAGATCCTCATCTGGACCGACGAAAACCTCTACAGCATGCAGCAGGTGGGTCCCCCCTACACCTTCGGCTTCCAGCTTATCGGTACCAACTGTGGTACCCTTGGCCAAAACGCCATGGTTGAGGTGGGCGGGCGCACTTTCTGGATGGCCGATGAACGCTTCATGGTGTATGATGGTGCTGCCGCCCGCCCCATGAAGTGCGACGTACTTCGCTACGTCTTCGACAGCCTCGACCGCAGCCAACTCGACAAGATCTATTGCGCCAGCAACACCTCCTACAACGAGGTGATCTGGTTCTACCCCACGACCACGGGCGAGATCGATTCCTACGTCATTTACGACTACATGCAGGACGTGTGGAGTATTGGCCGCCTGGTCCGCACCGCGTGGCTCGACCAGGGCATCAACAGTTTTCCGATCGGGGTCGCTTACGAAGCGTCCGCAACCAAACTCTACTACCACGAATTCGGCAACACCGCCGATGGGGCAGCCATCAACGCCTACATCGAATCCAATCTTTTCGATCTGGATGCGGGCCAGGAGTTGATGTTTGTGGATCGTATCATCCCCGATTTTTCGGGGCGCGATGGCGGAGTCATGACGGGCAACGTCACCATGACGCTGCATGCCCTCAAGTATCCCAACACCCCCGAATCCATGGAAGTGACGAAGGGACCCTACCTGGTTTCCGCCGCCACCCAAAAGATAGATTTCCGGATGAGGGGCCGCCATACATACTATCGCATTGAGAGTAATGATGTCAATACTTCTTGGCGTCTGGGTGTGATTCGTTTCCGGCTTGGCCCCGATGGTGAACGATGAAACCGCTTCTTCCCCTGCCCCCGACTTCCCTTCCGGTTGATGCCCAGATGGCGTGGGGGGAAATGATCCGCGTCCTCAACCTCTACCACGGCCAGGTGGTGACGGGGCCAGCAGTGACAGGCTACACAGTTTCTGCTACAGTACCGGCGTCGGCCACCCTCGATCTGGGGACAGTAACGGTTACCGCTGTTGCCAACACCCTCGTCAAGCTGCTGACGGATCTGCAATCGAAGGGCATCGTGAAGGTGGACAAGCTATGAAGGGATACGATTCTTTCATCAAGGGTTACGCTGAGGGCGGTCCCGTCAATCCCTTTGAAGCTTTCGTGGCCCCCAAGGGAAACATCTTTGGGACGATTCCGCGTACCTCCCGACCCACCTTCACCCCGTACAATCCGAATCAACAACTCTACGGTGGACCTGCTGAACTTCCGAGTGGCTATCGTAGCATCTACGGCAACCTTTCGAGGATTCGGGAGGAACAAGCACGTCGTCGTGCTGCCGCAACTCCGACTCCTGCGCCCCAACCGGATCAGCCCTCCCAGGGTGCGGACCCTGCCCCGGCACCACCGTCTCCAAACCAGTCTCCCGCCCAAAGGGAACTCGACACATACAATCAGGAAGCTGCGGCAAGGGAGGCTGCTGCGAGAGAGGCTGCGGCGAGAGAAGCCCAGGACCTACTTAATCAGCGACCCATCGACACGACGCCGATCTTCGATGCGCCGCTTCCGGATGACATGGAGGATTTTTCGCTGGTACCGGTTAGTCCTCCCACCGAGACTGTGCCAGAAACGACGCCGCCAGATAGCAGCCCCGCGCCGTCGATTGATGACGAGATCACGCGGGACTACCTGGGTCCTCCCACTCCGCTGGAGCAGATGGTGGAGGATGTCCTGCGGCCCACGCCAGAGTTGGTTCCCGGCGATGTCACGTTGGTGGGACCGGACGAGACGGAACTGCCGGTAACGCCTCCGGAAGTGCCCACCTCTGAAGTGGAAGCTGCCCTTGTTTTCGATCCGGGGGAGTCTCCCGCGATGAGTCCCGAGGATCTGGGGCTTCCGGGATTTTCCCCCGAGGAACCCGTCTCCCCGGTTACCAATCCCCTTCAAGAAGCGGTTACGCCCAACATTTCCGAAGCCCCCGCTGCAGCAATCCTTGACGTGGTGGAAGCTCCGGATCTTCGAGATTTCGAAAGCGGCATCGTTGAGGAGACCCCAGCCGAAGAAGTTGTTCCGCCAGCGCCCGCAGCGGAAGAACCCGTTACGCCGGAAGAGGTGCAAGTTACCAACCCGTTTGAAGATGTACTGGCCGCCCCAGTCTTCGATCCGGATTTTGGCATAGGATCTGAAGAGATTCCCAGCGCCGCACCGCCCGCTGAGGCAGAGACCCCCGCCCCCAATTTGGGAGATGTGCTTTCGTCCTATAGCGACGATGCGTATGCGACCCCGGAAGTCGGGATGGATCTTGCGGACATCCCCGACACCACGATGGAGGGGGCAGCCAAGAATGAAGCCCTTTCGGGGAAAGCCCAAGGCGCAACTCTTGGAGATCTTGCGAAGTCTGTCTTGCAGGGTGTGGGTATGATGTCCCCGTTGGGCCTGGCCAGTACCCTTGGCGGCATGGCTGTGTCCAACTACCAGAATGAAGAGGCCCCGCCCAAGTCTTTGATGGGGATGGCTTTGGAGAAGGTTGCTCCGTCTTTTGCTGCAGGGATCTCCCCGGCAGCCAAGCAGGAGTTGCAGACACGCGGGGAAATCGCTGGGACGCAGATGGCGGAGCAGGTCAACGCGGGCCAGATTTCCCCCACGGCTGCGGCAACAGCGTTGACTCAAGACCAGAATCTGATAGGATCGCTGGGTCCCGCATTGGCTGCGTTGGAGCGTAGTATTGGTACGCTGAAGGGCGGCGATGAGGAAGGCGAAACCCTCTCCGCACCGGAGGCGGAAACGGAATCCCCCGCAGTAGATTTCGGTACTCCCGAAATTGAGACGGGCACGCCCGCAACTCCCGATCTGTCGGGCTTCGATGGGGGCGACACCGAAGGTGGTACGGATGGAGGCGATAGTGGTGGAGATAGTGGAGGCGATAGTGGTGGCGACGGTGGGGGTGGCAGCGATGGGGGCGGGGGCAGTGAAAGCGATGCTGGCGGTGGTGGTAGCGATGGCGGCTGGGCTAAGGGCGGCTACGTACCGGGGGATAGTGGCGGCATGGATGACGATGTTCCCGCCGTCATCGATGGAAAAGCGCCCGCACGTCTATCTTCCGGGGAGTTCGTATTTGACGCCGCGACGGTAGCCGCCCTGGGGGATGGCAACAACGAGGCGGGGGCCAAGAAACTCAACATGCTCCGCGAAGCCATCCGCCACAAAGCCTATGGCCACAAGAAGCAACCCCCCAAAAACTACAGCATTGGGGACCTGGTGAGGCTCTATGATCGTATGCGCTGACGAAGGGGACATCCCGGCGATTGGCCGTCTCCTCGTAGAGATGCATCAGTCGTCGGGTCTTGATATGCCCCCGCTTTCCCCCGGCAAGATCGAGGCCACCCTAGAAGATGTCCTTGCCACGGGAATCATCTTCTTGGGTATGCGGAATGGGGAGGTGGCCGGTGTTTTGGCCCTCAAGGAAGCATCTCACTGGTTCAGCGAGGGGCGCTTCTTCGGGGATGTTGTCTTTTACGTGGGACTCAAGCACCGGCAGTCCGCGTTGGGTCCCCAACTGTTGCGTCGTGCCTCCCGATATGCTAAGATGCGGGGTCTTCCCTTGTTGATGGCTGTCGTCAACGGGGTTGATGTGGACCGTAAAGACAAGCTGTACAAGCGGCTGGGGTTTCGCCACATCGGTGGCGTCTATAGTAGGGGTATCTGATGGGCTGGTTTTGCGAATCCTCCACGACTCCAACTACCACGACGCAAACCAACACGGTCCCCGCGTGGTACGAAGATGCGTTGGAGAGACTGGTCTCTGCGGGCGAAGAAGAGATCGCAAACAAGCCCTACCAGTATTACGATCCCCAGCAGAGGGTTGCCCAGCTTTCCCCCGCCGAGGAACAGGCAATAGCGGCCACTCCTGACGCGGCGGGTGCGTACATCCCCGGATTGTCGGCGGCATTCGGCTCCGCTGCGATGGGGTCGCGGGGCATCCAGGATGTCAACTTTGCGGATTACATGAATCCGTACACGCAAAATGTCGTGGACATCCAGAAGCGCGAAGCCATCCGCGACTACGAGAAGATGCGCCCCGGCATGGGCTACAGCGCGGCGAAGCAGGGTGCCTTCGGTGGCGCACGTCACGGTGTCGTGGAAGCAGAAGCGGAACGCAACCTGGGCCAGCGTCTTGGAGATATCCAGCAAGCGGGGCAGGAGCGGGCCTTCACCGCAGGGACCAACCTCTTCACCAACGAAGCCCAGCGCCAACTCCAGGCTTCGCCCATGTTCAGCCAGATTGGCGAGGCGTCCCAGCGGTTGGGACTC